GCGTGCTGGTGCCCAAGATCTACGAGGCCGGCATCCTGAAGTACATGGAGCGCAACACCGTCGTTCGCAACCTGGCGGACATCCGCACGGGCGTGCAGGGCTCGGTGACGGTGCGCGTCAACACGCTGGAGACGGACGCGGCCGCCAGCGCCTTCTGGACCACCGAGGCCAACAAGACGCAGACCGCCCTTGACGGCGCGTGGGCCGAGGTGAACCTGAACCCCGTCGGCGGCCTCCCGAAGTCCGAGGTCACGCAGTGGGCCGTGCGGCAGGCGAACTTCGACATTGAGGCCGAGGTGATCAACGACCTCCAGCGCAAGATCGCCCGCGGCATCGAGAGCGGCTACACGGTCGGCACCGGCAGCGACCAGCCCACCGGGCTGTTCCTCCAGAACGCCAACTTCAAGGGCCTGACGGTCACCGCCGCCCACGGCAGCGGCACCGGCTGGGACGGCGCCTTCACGCTGGCCCGTCTCCAGGAGCTGCGCTACAAGACCCTCCCCGCCGAGTACTGGAACGAGGCCGCCTGGGTGATGAGCCAGGACGCGTACTACCAGATCGCCAGCGGCATCACGGCGAACAACGTCCCGCTCTTCATCCCCAGCAGCGACGTGCAGGTGATGGAGAACCAGGCGCCCATGACTCTCATGGGCCGCCCGGTCTACATCGCGCCCTACGCGCCCGGACGCCAGACGGCGGCCGTGACCACCTCCATCCCGCTCATGTTCGCCAACGTCCGCGAGGCGTTTGCGGTGCGCGAGTGGGGCGGCATCTCCATGTTCCGCGATGACGTGACCACGCCCGGACTCATCAAGTTCCAGGCGATGGTCTTCGCGAACAGCAAGATCACGCGCCCGAAGGCGGTCGCCGCCCTGCGCATCACGCTCACCTGACGCACGGACCCCCGGAAGCGCAAGGGGGCGGGCACTTCTCCCCGCCCGCCCCCTGTGCGTCCAGGAGGACACATGGCGATCTCGCTGTCCACAATCAAGGACTCGGCGCGCGTCTTCCACACGGGGGACGATGCTGTACTCCAGGATCTGTACAACGCGGTCGTTTCTGAGCTGGAGGAGCGGACAGGCTGGTGCCTCGACCCGGTCACGCGCACGCAGTACGTCGCTGAGGAACCCAAGGGGATCACCAAGCTGCTGCGCCTTGACCGCCAGCCGGTGGTCGTCTGCACGTGCACGAACGTGAGCCAGCAGGTGGTCGGCCTGACGCTCGTCACCATCAACGGGCTCCAGTACGCCGATCTGAACCGAACGGACATTGCGTACCCGCTTCTCATCACGATGACTGCCGGGAACAACACGCTGCATCCGCTCCTGAAGATGGCGGTTCTGCAACGCATCACGCAGCTGAACGCCGGGCGCGGCGATGACACGGTGCCGCTCAAGGCCGACTTCTGGGACAACGTCTGCGCCATGATGGGGAAGGGCATCGGCTGACATGGCCCACGTCCCCCACGGCATGATGCGGCTCGTCGCGGAGGTCCAGAACCCGACGCAGGGCACCGACGCGCTCGGCCAGTGGACCCAGACGTGGGCGACCGTCACGGGCCTGTCGGCGCTGCCCATCTACATCGAGCAGATGAACACGACCGAGGCCATGCACGACGGCGGCCCGGCGATCCAGACCGCCTACCGCATCCTCTGCCCGTGGACATCGTCCATCTCCACCCGCAGCCGGTTCCTCTGGACCGACAACGGCACGGCGCGCACCCTGGACGTGCGCAGCTGCACCGACAAGGACCAGCGCCGGCGCACCCTTGAGCTGGAAGCCGTCGAGGTGGTCCTGTGAGCACCACCGCCATGAGGGTCACGGTGGATGACAAGGCATTGCGCGCCATGCTCGCGAAGCTGCCCGAAAAGCTGAACGAGCGAGCCCGCAAGAAGGGCGCCAGGAAGGCGCTGCGCCCATTCGTGAAGCAGCTGGCGAACATCTGGCGGGCGGCAACCTACCGGGGCAAGCCGACCCACCGGAAGGCCATCGCCTCCGCGGCGCAGCTGGACGTGCGCCGGATGGGTGGCGGCCCGACCGCCCCGATCCGCTCCCAGATCGGCATTCGCTACGGCACCAAGGGCGGCGCCAAGGCCAAGGGCCGACAGCGCGTCTATCACCTACTGGAGCTGGGCTACCGCCACTACGGCAAGGGCAGCAAGTTCTACTCATCCACCCCGGCGCACCTGGTGCAGCAGCGAGACTCGCGGCGCGAGTTCGTCAAGCTGCGCCGCACCGAGATCTTTAAGGCGAACCCCGGCAACAGCATCGCCTCCAGGCGCGCCCGGAGCGGGGCGATGTACGCGATGTATGGCGAGGCGCGGGCCATGTTCCCAGACCTGCACGATTACACGTCGCGCAAGAAGAACGAGATGCGCAAGGCCGGGTCGGCCAAGACCATCCCAGGCGCGTTTCGTTCGTTGCGTTGGGCGCAGGCAAGCATCCAGAGCGCCATGGACGCCCTGGCATCCGAGACGATGCGCGAGGCCCGCAAGCTCCTGGAGGGCAAGCCATGAGCCTGGAGACGGTCTGCAAGGCCGTGCAGCACCACCTCGACGCCGCGACCACCAACCCGGTCGCCGTCGGCATGAGGCGGCCGACCACGCAGTGCCCGGCCGTGGTCTGGGAGATCACCTCCGCCCAGGCGTCGCGCGCGATGCCGGGCACCGATTCCGGCCTCTGGTTGGTGACCGTCGAGGTCAACATCTACGGCGACACGACCCTTGCCGTCGCCCAGGAGGCGGACAAGATCTGCGGCCAGCTCAACGGCGTCGAGACGCAGGCCGGCACGGCGACCATCGTCTGCACGGACGCCACGGCCGCGTTCCGGACGGAATCCAACACGGACGGCTCGCCAGGCGACGAGCGCGTCTGCACCCTGACCCTCTCGCTCCAAGGAATCTGACCCATGGCACTCATCACCGGCTACGGCGGCACCCTGACCTTCAGCGGCACCACGGTGGTGTCCGTGCGCAGCTTCACCATGAACTTCGAGCGCGCCAGCCTCGACGTGACCACCATCGCGGACTTCCGCGAAAGGCGCATCCCTGGCCGGGTGCGTCGCTTCGGCACTTGCACCCTGTACCGCCAGGACGGCACCAACGACAACACGCTCCGCAGCCACCTGATGCCCGTGGACCTCGCGGCAACCGTGACGGCCGTGCTGACCCTGAAGTACACCGACCAGGGCACCATCCCATACGACGAGTACGGCGCTGGCACGGGGAACATCAACGTCCAGATCACCTCTGCGTCGTTCACGGATGACGGCACCGGCGCGGCGATGTGGGAGCTCTCCTGGGAGGAGCAGTGACCCTTGCCGATTGACCTCCACAAGGTCGCCGCACGGACCCGCTCGGTTGACATCCCCGAGCTCGGCCTGCTCACGTTCCGCGAACCCACGCTCGCGGACGTGACGCAGGCTGTATCGAACCCGTTCTGGTGGGTGGCCTGCATCACCTGCCAGGACGGCTCGGCGTTCCTCCAGAACCCGCAGGACGCCGGGAAGATCCGGGCGGACATCGCCGGGCGCCTCCTGGAGGAGGTGAACCGCCAACGCCCTACGGACGCGCCGAGCGAAGGCTCTGGCGCATCGCAAGTCCCGAGCAACGCATGACCATGGCGGCCGGCCTCGCCCAAGACCTGACCAACGGAGAGCGCATCGAGAGCGCGCTGGTGGTCATCGCGTCGGCCCTGACCGGCAAGCGCCCCTCGCAGCTCTTCCCTTGGCTCCGCAATGGCTGACAAGACCCTTAAAGCCTCCATCCAGGTGGACATGGACGCCAAGGGCGTCGCCAAGGGCGTCGCCGCCACGAACCGGGAGCTCGACAAGCTGAACCGGACGGCGCGCAGCGGCGCCCGTGCAGCCATGATCAGCGCCGGGATCGACGTGGTCCAGACGGGCATGACCATGATCCAGACGGCCTTCTCGGCCGTCGAGAAGCGCATGGGGGAGATGGCGGCGCTGGCAAACAAGTACTCGCCGGAGGCGATGAATGCCTCCATCCAGGCGGAACTGGACCGCTACCGCGCCGATGCCCGGATCGGCCAGGCGCTGGCGCCGGGCGCTATGGATCGGAGCAGGGCGGACGCCGAGTCGGCCGCCGGCGAGGCGGCGCGCATCGAGGCAAACGCATCCACGATCAACGCCGGCATGGGCGCCTCGAAGCGGTTCGGAAACAACCTGATGGCCGCGCTCGACATCGTCCTTGAAACCGGGGCGAGCTTGGTCGCCATGACGGAAGCCCGCATGAGCGGAGACTTGAAGGGCGCCAACGAGCTGCGCATGGGCTCGATGGACATGGCCGGCGAGCTGTTCAACGCCAACAACTACACGTATTCACCCGGCACCGGCTCAGCTCGCGGGATGCCCTACGACGAGGCCGGCATGATGCGCCGACAGACCGAGGCGATGGAGAAGCTTTCCAGGGGAGCCGGGAACTAATGGGCACCTGGAGCACCGTCGAGAACGCCGACAGCCGCAGCTGGCGCTTCGAGGAGCGCTGGCGCGACCAGACGCTGGAACGCAGCTGGAAGCTGTTCTGGACGCCGTCGAGCGGCACGGACCCGTACCCTGGCGACGCGGCGATCCGCACGAACCTGCCGGTGCGCCCGCAGCAGCGCCTGGAGGCTGGCGTCTACGGCACCGACGGCGTCTTAAAGCGCTACGTGTGCCGCAGCGTCACGGTGGAGCCCCTGCGCGAGGCGCCGTACTCCTGGACGGTGCGGGCCACGTTCACCACCGAGGTCTTCCCCTGGGAGGCGTCGGACTCATGGGGCAAGGAGTTCGTCAAGCAGACCCGCGTGGTCGGCTCGCGCGCCGTCTCCATGTACGTCCAGGGCGCGACCATGCCGACGAACGGAGACGTGTCCTGGCCGCCGTCCGCCGGCATCACGACCGGCAACAAGGTTGACCTCAACGGCAACCCGCGCCAGTACAACGTCGCCCAGCAGCAGGTGACCATCGAGAACATCCGGGACCGCACGGCTTCGACCACGACGGCCGACGATCCGCCGTGGACCACGGTGCTCACCTCATACGTCAACAAGCGCAACGACGCCGCCTTCCTCGGCTGGCCCATCGGCAGCGTCCTGTGCACGGGCATCACGGCAACCCTCGACAGCGAGGTCTGGCGCGTCTCGGCCACGTTCCTGTTCGACGAGTGGTACCACCTTAACCAAGTGGCGCTGCCGCGCAACGACGGCCTCCCGCACCTTGCCTTGGGCGCGACCGTGCTGGGCATTCAGCGGCTCCAGTCGCAGTCGGTCATCTGGTTCCAGCCCTACCAGTCGAAGGCCACGTTCGCCAACCTGTACGGCACGTCCGTGAGCGACCAGTTCACGACTGCCGGCCCGACGAGGATCCCGTGACCACGCACCGCCCGAGGTTCAACCAGGGGCTCTTCGGCAAGGCCAACCGCTTCGTCACGAACGGCTGGACCGACGCGGCCAATGCCGTCGCGCAGCACCAGCAGGGGCTGGAGTGGGCTTCCTTGCAGCTGGTGCAGCCGCAGGTGCAGGGGATGTTCCTGTGCACCGTCAAGGACGCGACGGCCATCGCGGGCGCCACCTATCGCTGGACCTACGGCATCGAGCTGTGGTACCCGCCGAGCCCGACTGGCGCGTCGGGCGTCCCCGCGCCGGCCGACGCGCGCTTCACGTTTGCGACGGCCTACAACCTGCGCGAGTGGCACAACAGTGCCACCTTCCTCGACGGCATGGACCCGACAAACCCGTCCGTGGTGGTCGGCCCGGTCGGCAGCAAGTGGAACGGATCGTCGTTCACGACCACCAGCCTGGAGGCCAAGGTCGTGGCATGGGTGACGGCCGACCTTTCCGGTGCGGCGTTCGCCTACTTCGACCGCCCCAACCCCGTCCGCTGCGCGGGCTTGTTCTGGAACCCCGAGGAGGGTGAATCATGATCAACTCGATGCTGCGCAGAGCCCAGCGATTCGGCGGATGCCTCGCCACCGGCGCCCCCAACCAGCCGGGCGGCCTGACCGCCACCGGCGGCGTCGGCACGATCTCGCTGTCCTGGACGGCCGACAGCACGGCCGCGCCCAACCAGGCGACGTACTACGAGGTCGAACGGTCGAACGACGGCCTTGGGTCGTGGAGCGTGATCGCGACCAGCCTCGGGACCAACAGCTACACGGACACGGTGGCGGCGAGCACCAGCCGTCACTACCGGGTCTATGCGTACAACTGCGACAGCGGCAGCCTCGCGAGCACCTCCGCGTCGGCGACCACCGCGCCCGCCGCGCCGAGCTCGCTGACCGCGACGGCGACGAGCAGCACGCAGATCAACCTCGCCTGGACGGACAACAGCAGCGACGAGACGGGCTTCATCATCCAGCAGCGCAGCCCGTCGGGCTCCGGGTCGTGGAGCACGATCCACACGACCGGCTCGGGTGCGACGAGCTACTCGGTGACCGGGCTCACCGCGTCCACCAGCTACGGCTTCCGCGTCGCGGCGACCCGCACCTCGCCAAGCGCGACCAGCGACTACACGGCCGAGGCGTCCGCGACCACGCAGAGCGGCACCAGCACATATTCAATCGAATATCTCTGCATCGCAGGCGGGGGAGCGGGTGGCGGCTGGCCCGGAAACGTCGCCTTCGGAGCCGGCGGCGGCGCAGGCGGGTATCGAACCGCGACCGGGTTCAGCCTCACCGTAGGCCAGTCGTACACGGTCACGGTTGGTGCAGGCGGAACCGCTGGTGACAACACCGCAACCAGCGGAAACGACTCCGTATTCAGCACGATCACCAGCACCAAGGGTGGGCGTGGCGCGTCATACAACGGTCAGAATCCTGCGACAGGAGGCTCCGGCGGCGGCGCGGCTTCGTCCTCCGCGCCGACTGGCGCAGCCGGAACTTCCGGCCAAGGTAATGCCGGCGGAAACGCGAATACCGGAGGTTGGGGCGGACCGGGCGGCGGCGGCGGGGCCAGCGCGGTCGGCGCAAACGGCGGCGGCAACGGCACACAGGCTGGCATGATCGGCGGCAACGGTGGCGCTGGTACGGCCAGCAGCATCACGGGCAGCAGCGTCACCCGCGCAGGCGGCGGCGGGGGTGGTGTGTGGCCCACGGCTACGGCAGGCACAGGAGGCGCTGGAGGCGGAGGAAGCGGCGGTGTCGGCACCACGGCAGGCAGCGCCGGAAGTGCGAACACGGGCGGCGGAGGAGGCGGCGGTGGTGGTGGTTCCGGCGGTTGGAACAGCGGCAACGGCGGCTCCGGCGTGGTGATCCTCCGCATCCCGACCGCGAACTACAGCAGCACGACCACGGGCAGCCCGACCGTCACGACCAGCGGATCCGACACCATCCTGACCTTCAACGCATCCGGCTCTTACACGGCGTAACCACATGGCACACGCAGCAGAACTAGACCATTGGGACCGAGTCATCCGCGTCATCGTGGTCAGCAACGACCTCGAACCGAACGTGGAGCAGTGGTGCACCGACACCTACGGCGGCTACTGGAAGCAGACGTCCTACAACGGGAACTTCCGGAAGAACTTCGCGGGCATCGGCTACACGTACAACGCCGACCTGGACGCATTCATCCCGCCCAAGCCGTACCCGTCGTGGGTGCTGGACGATGCGACGTGCCAGTGGAAGGCACCCGTCCCGATGCCGCAGGACGGCGACCTGTACGAGTGGGACGAGGCCGCCGGCGAGTGGGTGGTGGTGGACGCGGCATGAAGGCCGCAGTCGCCATCCTCGCGCTGACGCTCGGCGGCTGCGTGTCGCACACGGCCGCCATCGGCGAGGCTGCATCGGACGTTCGCACCGATGTCGCAGTCGCCAAGGAGCACCTCGGCGAAGCCCGCGCCGCCCTGGACCGGATCGACGTTCACGCGGCCACCGTGCACAACCACCTCGGCCACGTTTCGGATGACGAGAATCCGTTCGTGGAGGCCTTGCGATACGGGTCGTACATCGTCGGCGCCGCGGTCGTGGGCGCCCTCGCATTCATCATCCACCAGAGAACGAAGTGATGGAACCCTATCAATACATGATCTGGCTGGCCGCGCTGCTGCTCGGCTCGTTCGGGGCCGGCTGCTCGTTTGGCCTGACCGTCCGCACCACCAAGGGAAAGAAGACCGCCAATGCTCGCCGCAAGTGAATTCGCGTCGTCCATCGCCATCGCCGTCCTGCTGCTGGTGAGCGGCGTCGTGGGCGGGTTCTGGTACTGCCGGAAGTCGAAGTGAGGGGATGGCCCTGCTGCTGCGGAGACGGCGCGCCGTGCGTCGGCAACAGCTGTTGCGTGGCCTGCGACGGCGACAACTGCTGCGTGATCGCGGAGCAGTACGTCGTGGACCTCGGCACCGTCTCATGCGACTGCTGGACATGGGGGGACTACGAGGTGAGCTCTCCTGGTAATCGATGGTGCCTGGACGGAACCCCCGGAAGCCCATGCCCAGGCGCGGGATGGTCGCAGATCAACGACTGCCCATGGCAGTGGACCTTGAAGAACGGCAACTGCGACGCCGGGCCATGGATGCAGCACGTGCTGGCGCAGTGCAACGAGAGCGGGGTGGCGTGCCCGGACTCGACCCGCAACGACTACAGCTGGACTTGGCCGACGGGCACCGTAACGGCCCAGTTCCCGATGGACCTCGTCGCGAACCCGCTTGACCCGACGGGCCAGTGCGGCGTCGTGCTTCCGAACGAAACCGGGACCATCAGCTACACGTCCTACACCGGCGCGCCCAATGCGGCCGCGAACAACGCGGTGGTCTGCTACCCGTACCCAGCCACAGACCCGGATGACCCGTTCACTGGCACGCCGCCGTATGCGGGCGCCGTCGTGGTCCAGGCCGGTTTCAAGGCGTGCCAGCCACACCCGTGCATAGAGTGGCAGCCCAACGATTTCATGGTCGAACCCATGTGCGAGCCATGCACGGAAAGATGGGACATACTGACGGTCGCTTATTTCATCCGCAACGAGCACCAGGTGCAGGACAACCGTGGCCAAGACCTGTGGTGTGACTCAAGTGCGCCGAATGCCGTCTGCTGGACCTACGACACCTGGACCGCGCTGGTGCGCTACGTCCGCAAGCCTGTCTGCCCGGAGTCCGGTGCCCGGTCCATCGTCGGCAGCTACCAGTTTGCGTGCGCCGAGGTCTACCTGCCGACCACCAGCGTGTTCGCCGTCACCGGCGTGAACGGCCAGCTTGAGCACCAGGCGGGCATCGGACGCCGGCTTCAGTACGTCGTGCTGCCCGGCAACTGCGGCGACTCGCGCTGCGTCTGGCAGTTCCCGTACGACACCGCCTGCCCAGGCGGCTTCTACACCAGCGGCAACAAGGCCAAGATCTGCGGCCCGGTGGTGAGCGGCTACGGCTGGACGTTCCCCTCGACGGTGACGATCAACTATGCACCGTGACCCGGAGGCCATGTTCCGGCAGCACCTCGATCGCCAGCCACGGCGAGAACCCGGCCTCGGCGACGTGGTCGCCGGCGCCGCGAAAGCCGTCGGCATCAAGCAGAAGCCAGGCTGCGGCTGCCATCGACGCCAGCGGGCTATGAACCGCGCGACGCCTTCTTGGCTGCGGCGGCTGCTTGGGCGGCTTGCTCGGCTTTCACGGCCTGCTTCAGGCGCTCCTGGTCCCGCTTCTTCCACGCGGCGAGCATCCCCCGCGTGACCCCGTCGCGGACGATCAGGTAGAGCACCAAGATGCCGAAAGGCCAGGCGGCGATCTCCAGGCACGCCATGGTGTCGGAAGTGTCACGCTGCGCCAGCAACAGGACTGCATTCAGCATCTTCGGTTCCTCCGGAGAAATATGTAGCACCCCCGCGACATTAATGCTACAGTCTGATCACTCTTAGACGCGACCTTTTCGCGGACGGCCGACCGGGCGGACCACGGACAGCGCCTTTACTTGGGCTCTGGTCCACAAGTAGTTACTCCCGATTCGGCGTTCCGCCTTGATTCCTTTCACCGACGCACGGTGAAGCAGCGTTCGCACGGCGATACCCAGCTCGCGAGCCGCCTCCGCCGTGCTCAACAGATCTGGCATCCTCGTAAAGTAGCAAACTTCCTTGGTGGGCCGGCGTGGACGAATCAATTCGACGATGGGAGGAGCGCATGGAAGCGCTGGACTACAGCCCGGTCCACAGGGCTAAGTCTGCGCAAACCGTGCGGGCGCTGTGGCTTGCGCATGGCGTCACCCAGCCGGGCGACATCACCGGGCCGATGGTCGAATCGTTCCTGGACAGTCAACCAAGCGCCAAGACCGCGGCCAACAAGCGCAGCCACATCGGGGCCTACCTGGACTGGTGCCTCGCCCACGGGCTGGTGCAGCTCAACGTCGCCAAGGCCGTGCGGTCGCGCCGGCCGCGCCCAGGGAAGGGGGCCGACGTGCTTCGCCCCGAGCAGCTTTCGGCCGTTCTGCACCGGCTGGAGGTCCACGGGCGCCCGGACGGCCGATCCACCGCGATCTACCGCTCGGCCGTCTACCGCTTCCTGTGGGCGACGATGCTGCGCGTTTCGGAAGCCTGGGCGCTGACGTGGCCTGACATCGACCAGGACAACCGGGTGCTCCTCATGCCCGTTGAGAAGGCCCGCCGTGCGGCGGTCCTGCCGCTGTCCGACGATGCCATGGCAGCGCTGGCCGTCGCCCGGACCTTCGGCGACGGCGACAGGATCTTCCCCGTCCAGGTGAGCCACCACACCCTGCACAAGGATTTCAAGGCCGCCGGCGTCGGCGGGCGCGGTGCGTTCCACCGGCTGCGCAAGGGTGGCATCACCGCCTGCGTCGAAGCAGGCGTCCCCCTGGCTGATCTTGCGAAGCTGTCACGCCATGCGAACGTAAGTGTGCTCGTCCAGAGCTACTACGTCCCGGCGGACCCGACGTTGCGCAAGGCGCAGGCCGCCCTGCGCCTCGGAGCTGCGTAAAAATATGTTAGGAAGGATCCTTCCATTTCCCGATGGAGTGCTATAACACGCACCATCGGGCGCCGGGAAGTGAATGGAGCCGAGGGGAGTCGACCCCTTGGCAGGCGCCCCAAAAGACAGGGGAGATTTCCATGCCACAGGTTACTGACCTCACGCTACAGCCGAGCGCGACGGGCGCTCTCACGCCCACGCAACGGGCGACCGCGAACATGGAGCTGGTCCGGGTGCTCGCGCCCGTCGTGAAGAAGTCGCACGTCGTGAAGATTCAGGGGAAGGAGTACCTCCAGGTCGCCGGCTGCCAGGCCATCGGCTCGGGGCTCGGCTACACGACCGGCACGCTGTCGGTGCAGTTCATCGAGGAGCAGGGCGGGCTTCCGGCGCGTTGGGAAGCCACCGTCGGCGTCTACGACTGCATGACGGGGATGATGGTCGCCAGGGGCACGTCGGCCGTCTTCATGGACGAGGCGCGCTGGCGCAAGGCCGAGCACTTCGCCTGCATGGGAATGGCACAAACCCGCGCCACCGGGCGCGCGCTGAAGGGCGTGATGGGCTGGGCGTTCAGCCTCATCGGCGTCGAGGGGTCGTTCGCCGAGGAGATGCCCGTGGACGCGCCTACGACGGCGCAGGAGGCGCCCGCGCCCGCGAAGGCTCTGCCAGCACCATCCAAGGCGTCGAAGCCCGCAGGAGGCAAGCAGGCGTCCGCGCCGGCCTTTCAGGAGCTTCGCGGCGTTTGTGCAGGAGTGCAACCAAAGACCAGCAAATCCGGGAAGGAGTACTGGCGAGTCGGCATCGAGGCCGGCGAAGGCGTCGAGTGGTTCACCTCGTTCGAGCCCGTGAAGTTCGACGCGGGCGCGAAGATCGTCCTCCAGCTCAAGCCCTACGGCGACGGCATGGTGGTGCACGACGGCTGGGTCGATCCGGCGGGAGAGGAGGTGCCGTTCTGATGCCGAAGACGCATCCGAGTGAGGTCTTCCGCCTCGCCCCGTGCCTGACCTCGGACGAGCTGCTGGTGCTCCTCGCCCTGGCCGACTACGGGGAGCGGATCTTCCCGTCCCAGGCGGCGCTGGCGGCCAAGACCAGGCTCCACCGGAGCACGGTCAACAAGGCGCTCCAGTCGCTCCGGAAGAAGGAGGTGGTGCGCGCCAAGGGGTTCGGGAAGGCGCTCACCTACATGCTCGACCTGTCGCCCGCAGCGACAGGTACGTGTCGCTCAGAGCGACAGGTGGTGTCGCTGGCAGCGACAGGTGGTGTCGCTCCCAGCGACAGGGATCCTAACTATAGAACTAACCACCAACCTAACCAAGGCGCGGCTGACGCCGCAGCGGGGGGGAGGCAGGATTTCGATGAGCTGGTCGGAAGGATCCGAGCCCGCGACCCTCGGGCGGACATCGACGCCCAGCGCCGGGTCTGCTCCAGGGTGATGGAGCAGCACGGCCTCGCCAGGGAGGACATCCCGCCGGCGTGGCGTCTGCTGTGCCTGAACTGGGCGCGTACCGGCAACGCGCCGTACGACACGCTCCAGCGCATCGTGAACAGCCTCGAAGGCGCCCGTGACGTTCGGGCGGTGGTGCTGCACAAGATCAGGGGGGTGGCGGCATGAGCGACGAACGATGCAACGCGGACCTCGGCCCGCTCACGGCGAAGCTGCTCGAGCAGCAGCGCGAGATCGCCCGCCTGACCGCCGAGCGCGACGAGGCCCGTCGCGAGGTCTGCGGCTGGGCAGGGCAGGCACGCAACCTCGACCCCAACGTGATCGCCATGCAGCGGGGATGGAAGGTGAAGGTCAAGCACGAACCCGACGCCAGGCACGACCGGCCCGAGGAGGTCGTGGTGGTCAAGGTCGGCAGGCACAAGGTGCAGGAGCTCAAGCCATGAACAGCAGGGCAAAGGGATCGCGTGGCGAGCTGGAGGCAGCACGGGTGCTGACCGAATGCACAGGCGTCGAGTGGCGTCGGACGGCCCAGCGCTGGGGCAAGGCCAAGGCAGACCTAGAGCCCGTCCAGGGCGATTCTGCGCTCCATGTCGAGGTGAAGGTGCGCGGCCACCGGCTGACGCACTGGCAGCGCAGGGCAGAGAAGCAGGTGCTGAGCATCACCAACGACGGGATGCTCTTCTGCCTGCTTTCGAACCTGCACCGCGTGAGGGAGCAAACCGTGCTCCCAGAGCGTGCGCCGCAGTGCAAGGCCGTCGAGGGGTTTATGGAGCAGGCCATCCGGGACGCCGACGAAGGCAAGATCCCGGTCGTGGTGTGCAGGCAGGACCATGGGCCGTGGCTCATCGCATGGCGCAACGAGGACGATGACCGCTTCTGCGAGGCCGTGCGTGGCGCTGCGTAGGTGGAAGTTCAAGGGCAGCCTGGGCGAGCCGTTCAGGCTTGAAGCGCCCAAGCCCGTGCGCAACTGGCGCAGGCAGAAGCACTATCGCCAGGTGAACCTGCAATGCGCCAACTGCGGCACCATCGCGCAGCTGGAGACTGACCACGTCGTGCCATTGCATCGAGGTGGGAAGGACGAGTGGAGCAACCTCCAAAGCCTGTGCAAGGACTGCCATGCAGCGAAGACAGCGCGCGAAGCAGGCGAACGAGCAGGGTGAAGCATCTGCTTCACTTGGATATTATGCGCTTTGGACGCATAATATCAAGAATCGGACGTTTATGTCCATATTCGATATTATGCGCAACACCCCCCCTTTGGGGCCGAGGGGGGGTTGCCTTCTGGGGAC